TAGAAATAAGTACCTAACATATCAAAGCTTTCTAACTATTTAGAATGTTCCGAATGGATTGCCCTCAGAGAAGTCTAGAATCGCATCAGCCTCTGTTTCAAAATCTGCGTTATCGTTATATTGATCTGCCTTATATTGTGAATTTGGATAGTCATTTGGTGTGTCATAATCAACTGATAGAATTACATATTCTGCACCAGATTCAAGTCCCTTAATTTTTTCTCCGACTTCAAATTGCATCTTGGTTAACATGCTAACATCAAGAGTTCGAGATCCAGAATCCCAAACTTTAACTCTTGCAGTTTCTGAGGAGTCTGAAGAAACTTGAACAGTTTCATTGAAGATATAATCACCGTCTGCAATAGTTGTGGCAGCACCGATTGTAATTGTTGGTGCAGAGGTATATCCACTACCAGCGTTACTAATTCTAATTGCACTTATTGTTCCACCAACCATGACTGCCTCAGCAGTTGCATCTGTTCCTCCTGATGGTGCTGTAGATATTGATACATTTGGAGTTGTTGTGTAACCAGAACCACCAGATGTAATTGTAACGATACCTACCGAACCTAGAGTTGTAATGCCAGCGGTTGCTATACCAGTGCCTGGCACGGTTACAGTGGGTACTCCTACATAATCACCGCCTGGGTTGATTAAAAGAATTCGATCAATAGATTTCGCAGTTCCAATACCAGATCTTGATGTCATGATTGCAACTGCTGTTGCGTCCACGCCTGGAGATGTGCTGATTGAAACAGTGGGTGCAGCGAGATATCCGTAACCATCATTCTGTAAAAATATTTGTTGAACTGCACCAAATGCTAAAGTTGTGTTTGCGGTTGCAGTGCTACCAACACCAGATAAAATTAACCTTGCGATATAACCCTCTGTTTGAACAACCTTATCAATTGAATTGACATTTGTATCAATGACTTCATCTTCATATTCAAATAGTTCACATTGTAATTGATAAACATAGTTTTTTTGTAATTGATAGAAAGGTCTTTCATGTTCTACAAATTTAATTTCAAACATTCTTTTTCCTAATGGAAAGAATATTAGATCTCCCTCTTTAGGTCTGTTTGAAAGTTCATAATCATCTTCTTGTTGTTCTAAAAATGGTGCAACAGCTTCTTCAAATCTTTCTTTAGATATTACGAATGTTGCTTCGTCAGTGACTCGAACACCAAATTTTGTAAGTATATCTCCCTGACCAGCATATCCATCAATATTCATCAAGTATGCTTCAAGAGGAAATGCCTGATCAAATCTAGACTCAACCACCTCTTTCATGATTGTTCTAGATGTCATTAATTTACGAGGAATGTAATGACACTCAATGCCATACATCCTTAGTTGTTCATTAACTAAGTCTTGAACTAAACCTTGTTCGCCCTTTGAGCCCTGTAGAAAAAACGGATTTAACATTATCCAAGCATATCAAGTGGAGGCATTTCGTAATCACTTGCCATCTTAGCTCTGAGTTCATCAAGTTCTCTTACTCCATCATCATATATCTGACGACCATTAAGTTGAATACCGCCAGGTAATTGAACACCTTGAAACTTAATTAAATTCTGTCCCCATTGTTTCTTACACAGCGCAGTAAAATATCTCTTCAAGAACTGATCATTATACACTCTTGTAAAGTCATTTGGATCTAATATTCGGAAACAATCTATAACAAAGAAGTCATTAACATTTATTTGTGACCAATCAGCATCAATATAAAGACGATCTTGACGAATATTAAATCTATATCTTACGTTTGGATTTAATAAGAAAGTAATATCCTCAAGTTTAGTTTGAACCATTGAATATTGAAGAAGATCAATTGATCCAAATGCATACAAATCATTTAAAAATAACTGATAACGAATATTAAATAAACCATCATAAACTGTATCTGATCTAACTTTAAAAATATTATTGACTCCGATAACGGATGGAGGCATTTGTATGTAATTGTTGTTTTCTTCTAAATCAAAAGTTGTTGATAAACCAACTGTTGATGTTGTAGTGGTGGTCGTAATTCCAAGAGTTGAATCTCCTCCTCTCGCTTGACCCCTATCAATATCATCTTGTGTAATTTTATATTTCAAATACATCCTTGCGATACCATCATAGTGTCTTTCATGATACACTTGAATAGCATCATCTAGCAGATCCGAAAATTGTTCATCTGCAACGTTAATCTCTAAGACAGGAAAACCAAGCTGTCTTTTTGCGTAATCTATTAAACCATCTCTAGAACTTGGTTGAGCCATTCTTCACCTCTAAGTTGAAATACCTGTTCTGACAAGCACATTACCCTCTATAATTTTAAAGAAAGTAGAACCAGAACTTACATTGATATCATATAGATATCTACCCTCAGACAAACTTCTGGTCACAGTTGAACCCATAGACAAAGTGACTTTTCCGTCTGTGTCTCCAAGTGTTACACCAAAAGTATTTGCAGTTCCAATCGCAGATTTCTTCATATTGCTTCTTCCAGTATAGTTAGAAAAATCTATACTTGAACCAGCAGAAGTTTTTATTGTGAATGTAGTGTTAAAATCAGCACCAGAAAATATGGTAAGATTTACACCATATGGAACAGCGACATCTGGATCAAAAGTGATTACCTGTTGTGCCATTTTTCTAATTATTTAGTTTTTGAACAAGAGTAGATAAAAGACCTTTAATTTCTCCTAATTCACCTTTAACATTATCAAGATCTTCTTTCATTTGATCTAACTCAATATTTTTATTTTCCATAGATTTTTTTCTCTGCATATATGCAGCATAAGCTTTCTTATCTTTATTAATAATTGCTGTGGATTCTGAGTCTCGATAAAATCCAGACTTTCCTTCAACTGGAATATGATTTGACATTATGCTAATGCGATTGCTCTAAGTTCTTTGATCAATGGTGGTTGTGCCTGATCAGTTCCAACCATATCAATCTTAATTTGGAACTTAGTGAACGGTGGTAACTCTCTGGATGTGAAACTGTAATCTTTAAATTCACCACCAACAGAAGGTGTCACTGGATCATCAGGAAGACCACTGTTATTAGAGAAGTTAATTACTTTACCATTTTGATCTATATTGTCATGGCCTGGGAACAACTCAAAGTTACGATCTAAACTATTCTCTGTTGATCCTTCTGCGATAGTCTTAAAGAATACACGAATATCTGCACCAGATCTTCGATACGCAGCAAATTCAACTAATATATTGGTTGCTGGATTATTCAATACCACCATCTTAGAGACATAAGTTGATGCACAAGGATCTTGACCTGTTTGATTTACACGACTATCACTTGCAAAATTAGACACTGGACTGTTAACACGGTTTGTAGTTAGAACTGTGCTGACACGATCCAAATCAATTACAGGTGAGACATTACGACTCTTAGAGGACATTAACACCTCAAGTGTTAAAGATTTATTTCCTGGCAATTCAGATAGTTGACGATCTTCATTTACCTTAGATGCAACCATTCTTGGAGTTTCAAAATGTGTTTGACCAGTCACTGAAACTGCTTGGAATCCTTGATCCACAAATGATTGTTCAGATCCATCAACACTAGTTGCGGATATTGTTCTTACACGAGCACCGATGTTTGTTCCAGGCGGTGTCATGGTTTGTAGATTTGGTGTTATAGTCTCAAACTGTATGTTCTGTGTTGCAGTTACGTTTGATCCACCACCACGTTTTGTGGATGAGAAGAAACGATCAGGTATAGATGATCCACTTCGATCTGTGCCATCAGTGTTCATGTTAACCTTGATATGATAGAAATCTAAATCTTTATCATTTGGAACAGTTACAGATGGACTATTCATATCATGTTGTTTATTAATTCTTCTAAGAGATACTCCACTAAATTCATATTTCTGAATTATATCACCAGATGAATGACTTGACTTGACCGTAGAGTCAATACCTCTAGTTGTAACTCCAGTGATCGATCCATTTGCAACTCCAGTGTAAGATAGAATTTCATTACCTATAATTGCATAACCATAGTTTGTTGTTCCAACTCCTACTCCCTCAAATGTATCAAAGTTTGCTGATGATACTACAGATATGTCTGATGTTGCAGTGTTACTATAGTCAGCACTTAACTTTGTTGAAGGCACATCTGATTCCACTCCAGATATAGTCACTAAATTATTGAAAGCATGTAATGCATGAGATCTATGATTAACTTTAAAATGCAATCCATCGTTTGTCGTGTCAACATCAAAACTCGCAATTGTAGCTCCACTTCCAACTGTTTTTCCATCTATTCCAATTAAAGTTGATCCATTATTATAACCAAGTGTTCCAACTCCTGTTACGAATGATCCTTGAATATTATCAATAACTAAACTTCTTGTCATGGAAACGATTCCTACAGAAAGAACAGCACCACTACCATTTCCAAGACCTAACGTTCCAATTCCTAAAGTGTCACCAACTGCATAATTATTTCCACCATCTGTAAAAGTAACAACACCAATTACTCCATTATTTACAGTTACATCACCAATAATTCCAGTTCCCTCTCCAGTTTGAGTAACCATTGGAATATCTGAGTATGTTAAAACTCCATTAGAAGGTGTGTATCCGACGCCAGGGTTGATTATTGTAGCAGCATTAGCATCACCAATCTTTGCAACACCAGCAGTGTTAATAAGACTCGCTGACGCATTTAAGTTATCAAATTGACTAATGTTAACGCCAGGCACTAATCCAGTGGCAGGAGTTGTTGATAAAGCTGTTGCTAATCCCACCACTGCTTTTTTAGATAGAGAGGTTATTGGATTGACAGCCAATGTTGGAACTTCATCATTACCAGTTGATAACTCTGAATTAAAAAATCTACCCACAGAAGGAGCAGTATTAAACACTGCTTTTCTGATTGTAAACTTCATATCTTCATACTGACTTGGATCCCATGTTGTACCATTCTGTGACTTAAATAATGATCCTAAGTATGGTTGTTGACTGATTAGAACTTGTTGTTCATCAGGTAATCCCACAGTTGATATATCAACTTCTCCCATTCTCGATATCCAACAGTTATAATTTTCTGCTGGTGTTACAAGAACTAAAGCATATTCATGTTCTCCTGTTAGATAAACTGGTGAATCAAACGTAAATGTAGTTGGAATCGAAGCATCTTCTGATACATTAACTTCACTTGGGTCTTTTACCACAACACTAAATGGTAAAATTTTAGATGTTGGTAATCCAGTCTCAACGGTTCTAACTTGTAATGTAAGAGGTAACTCCTCATCTTTATCTCTCATAAACACATCTACAGATGTAATGAAAACACCAGATGTTTCATCAACACGGAATGTTTGTGCTAGTGGATCATAATACTGAACACCTGTAATCTCTACTATCTCAGTTTCACCCTGTAAACCTTCCACTCTTCTTGTTATCTTATCGTTTAGAACTCTTTGTTCTTCAACACCCAATCTTTCAATTTGTGGTGTTTTAATATTTAAGATTTGTTCTTGAACAGTCTCCAATTCACCCTTCGCATGGAAATTTGCTTCAGCAGATCCTGTAACAGTTCCAGCAACTGTGGAGTTTGTTGGACTTGTTGTTAATCTTAGAGTTTTTGTACCTGTTTCAAATCTAGGATTCGCAGCATTATTTGGATTTGGTATGTTGAAACAAGATTTTAAGTTACCAAGAGTATCAGTAATTAATCTTACATTTGTTATTGTTGCTTGAGCTCCACTTGTTTGTCCAACGAGTTTCATTCCATTTTTAGAATGTCCAAAGAAAGCACCTTGAACTTGTGTGGCAAGACTAAATGTATCTACATTTAAAATTGTAGAAGATGTGGAATACACGCTTGAAATTGGAGCTTCGTTATCATATGGATTCACTGTAAGAACTTTTGTTGGTGAGTTATAAGGGCCCTCTTTGTGGTTTGGCGCAGCAAGTCTAAATGAAAAACCATCAGACTTAACAGTTTCCCCAGTTTGAAATACACCACTTGTCATGCTAACTTCAAGTAGTTTTGGTGTTACAAATGCGGTTACATCAACATTGTCAAAATAAACATAGAAACGAGTTCTAGGTTTCATACGGTTTGTAGTGATCTCGATATTTCTTTCTCTCATGTAAGGAATAATATCACGACTTAAGAGTCTATCACCTAAAGATTGTTCGCTAATTTTAGGTGTTACCTTATATTGAATACCCTCTCTTGATTGATGGGTATTTATTTCAACATCCTGATGGAAAGTTTTTGTGATTAATTCAGCATCGGTAATTACACCAGCACCTTTTGGAACCCATTTACCGTTTAATTCAATAACTTTTTGATAGTTTGCGATGTGTTTTAAATTTGTTTGAACACCTTCTGGTAAATCATCTGGATGTATTTTTCCTAATGCTTCAACAGTTTCTTCAACGTAAGTCTCTGATACCTCTTCAGATACCCAGTTAGTTTCCCATGCACCCCAATCAATTTCACTGAATCCAGTTTGTTCATTGATACCTAGTTGTGCTATTGCATTATTATAAGCAGATGTATCGTATGTAATACTCGCATCAACTCTCTTTGTATCCATCCATATATCAGAATCTGGGCTGATGGTCATATCACCAGAATAATATACGATTAAGAATGGATTGACATTCTCAACTCTTGAAGCATAAATCTGCTTCAACATTTCTGTTTCCGTATAATCTAACGTAAGAAGACGACCAGTTTTTTTAATATTGTCTCCATCAATATCATCTAGATGATTAATATCTAAAGTTGGATTTGCAGTTGTACCAATACCAATAAATGATCTAGATCCAACAATCAAATCTAAACATGTTGTATAATGGCCAGGCCTTAAATAACCTCTCTTTGCATCTGTACTTGCACTAAAGTCTGGATGATCAATTTGATGTGATGCATGTTTCTTAAAGTTATCAACAAAGAATCCAGACTTAAATCTGTTTAACCCATTTGCATCTGTAATGTTCAAGTTTGCAGTGTCAGTCTCAAGAAGTGAGAGTCTTGTATAATACTCCACACTTTCAAGTCTCTTTTCAAGTCTACCAATATCCGCCATTGTGAAACGTTTATGTTTCGTGCGAACCATTTTAACTTGGCTGATGTCTCTTAGATATGCTGGAAGTTCAATCTTAGCAACTTCAATCGCATCTCCAATCGTTTGTGGTTCTTTTGGATTGTCTGATGGAACACCTTGAATATAAACAAAATCGCCAGATTTATCTAAGAAAATTCTATCTTTTCTTGGTTGATAATAATCATAAGTAACTATTAAGTTTTCATCAGGAACTAAAGGATCTGGAATATTATCACCCTGAGATGCAAAACTTCTAGATGCAAAATCAAATGGAGATATTGTTGATCCTGTATTATACTCAGCGACTCTTGGACGAATATCAATCAAATCACTCATAAAGGTGTCATAATTTCTATCTACAGGAATTATTTTCTTTGATGAATCAGGATAACTAGATGCATTATAAAAATCTCCAGTATCATCAGTTGTCACGAAGAAGTTTTTAAATACAATTTTTAATCGATTTGTTGGAGCTTCAAAAGCTTTTTTTCTTTCTATGAATGAAAAATCATAATAAGTTGGTTTTTGATTTGGATTTAATTGATATTGATCTGTAATATCACGATCTCCAACAGTCGTCGCTGTCACCAAGGCAGTAACACCAGATTTATTTGCTTTGATCTTTTCACCAGCACTAAAATTATTTTGATTTAATAGAACCACACCAACTGTAGTAACAGTTGGTTTTTCTACAACTAATCCAACAGCGTTACTGTCCAAACCTATCAGTTGTTCCCCAACTATTAGATCAGAGTTATTTCCGCTTGGCCCAGAATAAGCAGTAAGAGTCACTGATGGCAAATCAGCATCACCAGCGTCATTTGATTCAAATACACCTAATAAAGACGCAGCATCAGGAACGTTTAATGAAATCTTACGATCTTGAACTCTTGTTCCAAATATTCGACTATTTGTTAAACCATCATTTAATGTGTTTGTTCCAATTCCAGATGAAGCTAAAACAGAACGTCTAACATTAACCACATTTGCTTCGTTAACTTTTTTAAGTTTATTCTTAACTTTTGCCTTCAATACGGTTGCAAAAAGATTTGCCTTTCCAGATGTTTTACTCAATCCTACAAAAGTTACAGTTTTCTTATCATCGGAAATCGTTACCTGACTATCTTTTAGTGGTTCAATTGATCCATCATCATATGATATAAAATATCTCTCTTCATCAAATGGTTGGAAAAATAAATCTGCACCAGCATCAGGTGATGTAAATTGATTATTAGCAACAGTTATATCAGAAAACTGTTTTCTAAATTGTAAATTAGTTGTGGTTACATCAAGACTTGCAATATTTTTACGACTAACTGGTGTCAACAAACTATTTGCACTAACTTGAAAACTTGATTTGCGAAGTAAAAGATCATTTACATCAAGAGAGCCAGGAATCAAACCATCTAAAACACCACCATTACAAACGCCAGCGACTGATGTAATACCAGCAACATTAATTTCAGTTCCATCTGTAGATACTCCAGTGATACGGTTGAATCTAGGTACTGTCTCGCCAGGCACACTATAACTTACAATATTGTTTGAAGTTATAATACCAGCAAAGTTAGATCCTGATGATGTAATAATACCAGTGTTTCCAGCTGTATTACTTAATCTAAAATTACCAGAAACTAAATTTGTTAATTTAGTTCCATCATCAAGTAAAATATCTGCTTCAAATGTTGATACACCAACTGCACTCTTTATTGATTTTACATCATTGAATCCAAAATTATCTACTTTTGTAATGACTCTTCCGTTCTGAACACCATTAATTAAAATAGACTCATCTTTAATAAACTTACCATTTACATCAATTAAACTGATATCGGTTACACTTGTTCCAGATGATCTTACAAATCCTGTTGCACCACTTCTTGCACCTTGTACATGATCTGATGCAGTTAATGAGGTGATAGCTGTTCCAACTTTAATATCTGTAAATGTTTTGATATCAAACAATCGAGCTTCATACTGAGTCGTTTCATTTACAAAACTTGCAGATTGAGCCTTAAAATCATATAATCTTGCAAGACCGATTTCAGATCCACTATTTCCTCTTCTTCTAGAAATTAAAGATACTGTTGCAGTAG